AATTAGTTTAACACTATAATTAAAAAAGCCCGCTTAGTGCGGGCTTTAGTTATTCTGCTTCCGCAGTTTCTTCAGTATCAGGTTCTTCCAACATAGCTGTTAGATTTGCTTGAAAACCGTTGTAAGCCATTTGTTGTCTATCCAGCTCTTCTTGAGCTTTACTAATATTTTGTTGAATAAAATTCATTTGACCAACACAATATTGTGCTTGAGGTTCAAGCTCACTAATAATGTATTTCTTATCATTTAGAACTAATACTGGTTCTTGATCTGTGACTTCTGTTGCCATTTTGATCTCCTTATTTAATTGGGCAAGCGCCCGTTGCACATTCTTCATCCTTTATCTCTTCAAAGGTATTCGTACCTTCTAGATTTATTGGAAGAAGCCTTTCCACATATTTATCGTATTCTTCTTTAGTAACTACTTCCTGTGGTAAATATAAGTAGCCTAAGTCTTTTGCAGTTTTAGTAGGGTCTGCTCTATAAATAAAACTCACTCCTACATACTGATCCCAGTTATTGTAAAGCCAATCAACTATATTATCAACTTCTTCTGCACTATAACTAATTGTTGCACTAACATTTTGTTGACACCAATTATTCTGTATTAATTTATACCTTTCGAGTTGTTCGATTGCCGTTTCCAAGTTAACGTCCTTACCATTTTCCTTATCAAACTCGACATCCGAGTAGGATACTGGAAAAGTAGCCAAGATACCTTCTGGATCGGTAGGGTGATCAAATACATTATAGTTAGCATTACGTAAAACACTAATAAGAGGATCATGCTTAGAAAAATTAACATTGTTAAAGATATATTTACCAAGAGGCTTATGCACGCCTTCAGTAGTATCCATGATTTTACTAAGTGTTCCCGATGGTTTGACAGTTGTAACATTTTTTGGTCTGGGTAAATCCAATTCATCAGCCATACGATATGCTGCTGAGGTTGTGACTCTTTGCATTTGTTTATAATCATACGCTCCCAAGTTTTTTCTTCTGGCTATGCCAGTTAGTCCTACCCCACATAAGTGGAGGAATTCATTATTTAAATGCCATGCTTCTTGTAAAACTCCGTCATGAAGATTCACACACGTCTGGCGATAGTTTGCCCTAGCAATTAATTTTAATGCTCTCATTAGCCCTGCATGATCTCCTACAAATTTTCCTAAATCAACTTCTGTTAAATTACAGAAAGATTTATTCCCTAGTAAGATTTCTGCGCAAGGATTAACTCCTTTAAACCAAGGAGCTCGCTCTAATGCGGCAACACCATTTATAAAACCCGGTTCCGAACCACCAGAATCAGCCATTAGTTGAAATATATGAGCTAATTCTTTTTTCTGTGGTTTGTATCTAAAAAGCAAAGAGTTATTACTTTGTTGTCTTTGTTCATTACCTGTAACCCACCAGTCTTTCTTTGCTACTGCAAAGTCTTCCCATTCGGGCTCACCATAATCAAACAAAGCAAGTTCAGCACTTCTTCTAGAAGATAGTACTGTTCCTAACCAATTTACTATATCTAATATATCTATCTTTCTTAAAAGATTTCCACTTCTTAAATTAAGTATCTTAGCTATTTGCATATAAGCTATACCTATTGCTTCACTACCAGAAGAAATCCAGCCGTAGCCTTTTAATCTTTCTCCTGCAGGTCTTATTTCAGAAAAATCAAGAATCAACTTTTTAGCGGGATATTTACCTGCTAAGAGCTTTCCAATACTTTTTGCCCATGATTCTGCGGAATCTCCTATACTTAATACCCACACACCTGTATCTGGGTCCCAAGTTTCTACATTTTCTTCGTTTCCACCTTTTCCTGTTCTTTGTGTATGTACTACTTGTATATCTTCTATTGGTTTATAAAATCCATTAAGAGTTCCCGTAATAGGTTTAAAACCTACTCCACAACCCTGTAATAGTAACCATAGAACATCTACTACATCATACACAGTTTCTACTATTGTAAAAGAACAATTAAACATAGAACTCTCACGATTACGAGATATTTCTGTATCTCCTAACCATAGGGTTCTACCCGACATTGATACTTTTCTTTCTAGTAAAATTTGTTGTAATTCAGCGAGTTCATTCCACTCCTCGCTAGTTAATCTAGTTTCACCTTTTGCTCTTTCCCATAACCATTTCTGATGAGAAATTACTCTACCAATAGTTTGTTCCCATGTCTCAAATTCTGTTCCTTCAGAATTCAAAGGTCTATTATAGGTTCTTCTAGTAATTATCTTTGCTCTCGTACTTGCCATTTCTATACTCCTTATATATGGCTCGATAATAAATTATCAATATCGTTTGTATTTTCTGCTCCGATTGCTTCGTCACAGTAAGCAAGTAAATCCATAATTTCGTAATTACGAAGAAGTACATCACCATTTTCATTTAAGGACTGAATATACTTATATTTGCTGTCGATAGGTAGTGTATCATAAATATCAAATGCACTTCCATATTGTTCAGCTAATTGTTCAGCTCTCTTTGGTCCGATCTGAGGTATGCCACTTATGCCATCTCCAGAATCTCCCATTAAACATTTTATTGTAATATAGTCTTCTATACTATAGTTATGTGTATCTTGCCAGTTTTCAAAAGTAGTTTCTTTTCTGTTTATATATGAAAATCTCGAAACTTTTTCACTAATTAATAAATCCCAATCTCTATCAGAACTTACTAACCACATATGAGATACATTATAATCGTCTAGATTTCGCACTATGTAAGCGGCTAAATCATCTGCCTCTACACCATCATACTGTAAAACAAGCCATTTCTTATTCATTAATTTAAGAGTTGCATCAAATTCTTTTATAAAATCTGCAAATGCCTGTCTATCTTCTTCGGTTTGTTTTTCGTACTTTGCTTTTCTATTAGATTTGTACTCAGGATATACCTCTTTCCTATAAGTACTGCTTCCTTTGTCTGCTGTTATAATTATTGTTCCGCAATTATATGATGTAGCAAAAGAGTCTACTGTTCGCATATAATCTTCTCTAAAGTCGGTTCTGCCTTGATGTTTCCATCTAAAGCCCAGATTCAGAGCATCTATAACTAATACTCTGTCCTTTGGAGCCTTCGCTCCTAATGATGTAAATGTTTTAGCCATTCGTAAAACTCGGTTTCTCATGTACTAACCAGTTAATCATTTCCATAACATAACAGTCTAAATGATTTACATGCATATATTCTTTTACCCATTCAGGCTTATCTCTTGTTGCTACAAACAGCTTACTTCTATTATATTTAAAAAACAACACTGGTTTCCCACCTTGTTTCTTAGCTTGAGAAGTTGTTTGTTCCCACCAAGCTGCAAATTGATTGGTTTTATTTGTTAATATTTTATCATTAAAATGACTATCTTTATAAAACTTTACTTCAACGCAATAATTATTATGTGCGTTAGGAACGAATAAGTCCCCTTTCATATATTCCAATGCTCCAGAATGTGGCACTCTTTGCCACTCTAATCCTGTCCTACTTCGTAATACATCTCTTACTTGTCGTTCTCCTGCAGCTCCCTTAGCTCTTGAGTCTACCATTTATTACCTCATTATGTTATTTTGATTAATATTGTTATACAGGTTACTATCCCTATACCTAATACAAGAAACACCCATCCAATATGGAATCTCTTGTGTATGATTCTATTCCACCATTCTTTCATTATTCTAACCTCGATATGTTATTTTCTTTTATAACTTCTATTTTTTCTAACAGTGGGTGAGTCCAACCGTGACTAACTACATATGTATTCAAGTTTTCTTCTTGTAGTAATAATTCCACGAGCTTCTCCCTACCCGCTTCGTCTAAGACATTTATTACTTCATCTAAAAACAATACATTTATGCGACTTTTAGAAATACTGCTCATCAGCTTTCTAATAGCAATTAATGTCGCTGTATTGACTCGTGTCAACTCACCGCTGGAAAGTGCGGTAATTGCGACCGTCTTCCCATTGTCTGTTATTTCTACATTTAATTTGTCGTTATTCACAACAAAATTTATACTAAACCGTCCATCGCTGAGCTCCGCAAGATAATCATTCGTCATATCTTCTAAGTCCTTTACTAGGTTCTCGATCTTATAAGCTATAAGTCCACTAGTGCTAAATGCGCGTTTAAGTATTTCCAAATTAGAGAGTTCGCCCGAAATTTTTGACAGCTTCTCCGCATGCGCTCCTAATTTTGTTTCAAATTCTTTTGTTTGTTCTTGTATCACCTGTATTCTTGTATTTCTATTTGCGATTTTTTCGTTTTCTACAATTATCTTCTGTATCTGCGATTTGGCGTCAGTTATTTGATCTTCCAAAGTTTCTATTCTTTCTTGAAGCTCAATCGAGTCAATCAGCTCATCTGGTAAATCATCATCAATACTGCGTTTTAATTCTGACCATTCATCGCGCTTGCTCTCTGCTTGCTCATATTTGTCAATCTTCATTTGAATTTCAGCAATATCGTCCTTTGTATTTTCTCTTGTTGTGGCGAGTTTGCGTATGTTTTTGTCCGAAGCTGCGACAATTTCCTCAATATAATTAAAATCAATCTCCTGCGAGCAAGTTGGACATATTGCACCAATTCCACTAATTGAGTCGATTAGGTTAGACTCTTGTCTAATCTGAGCATCATATTTACCAATTTTTCGCTCTAAGTCGGTAGTGCTCATTATATCAGGTTTTCTAACTCCACTAAATTCACTTATTTTGATTTGTCTAAACAAGTCTTTTTTCAGACGATTCTCATTAATTTTTTTATTTGTCAAATTTTTATTTTCAAAATCTATCAAAAGTTGACGTAAAACTTTCTCATCATCACTTGTTTCGATTTGTATATTTTTCATAGGAAGTATGGTAGTATCATCGAGAACATTATTATCGAGCCAATTTTTGATTGATTCTATGGTTGCATTAATTTTAATTACCTCTGAATTCAGCCCTTTTGCAGCGCTTTTAAATATGTCATGATAACTTAAGTACTCATCTAGTGAAAATAAATCTATGAGAAACTTCTTCCTATTTGCATCTGTAGCGGTTAAAAACTGTAAACTTGCATTTGTGTTTTGATATACTAACTGTGAGAAAGTTTTAAAATCTACCCCTAAAATACCCTCTACTGTCTTGTAAGTGTTTGTTGCCGTATGACTAGAAACGTCCTCTTTACCATCAAATAACTTAACTTTTATCACACCTCTACTTCTACGAACTTCTAGTCTGTAATATCGTTTTTCAACTGCGAAGTCTAATGAGATATTGTAACCCTTGTTAAAATACCTATTCTGTATATCTGCTTTCTTGATACCCTTTGAATTTTTATTAAAAAGAACTTCCTCAAGTATTAAAGGAATACTAGACTTACCCATGCCGTTTGTACCGACAAGTTGAGTTAATGTACTATCGTTTAGTTCTATGGTGTTTCCTACTCCATAACTAAAACAATTATCCCATTGCAATGTCCCTAGCGTGATCATGGTATACTCCTATAATCTCCTTAACTTGATTATCGTTTAGTTCGAGAATATAACTTAGATATTCTACTAGCTCATCTTCGATTGTCATTTCTTTATCTAAAATGAGAGTAGCCTCTGTTTTTCTTCGAACAATTTTTTTATCTAAAAGTTCAGAGTTAGAAACATCTGCAAGATCAGTAACATTTCCTTCAATTTCATAAATTGTATGATCGTAGTCTGTGGGAATCATCTCATCAGTACTACTTATAGTTTTCCTCAATAATTGTGGGAGTGCAAACTCGTTCCATTCCCAAGACCAGTTATTAGTATTAATTAATAAATAACCTGTCTTAATTTTGGTTCTATGAAACTGTGTAGCCATTGGACTACCTGGATATACAATATTGAGTTGTGTATTACTATGGCTGTGTAAATCTCCCGCAAAAACAACTGGAAAAGGTGAAAATCTCATCAAGTCTATTTCTGGGTTTACATGAGGAGGTATCGCTCCCCTAACATGAGTAAATAGCGGTTGCCTGTTATTAAATTGTGTAATGTGCCACTTCCTATGTAGCTCACGGTAGGGGAGGATTCCAAACTGTTCGCCTTTGTAAATTTCGTCAACGATTTCTACTAAAGGATTAAGTCTAGTTGTAGCACTCTTTAACTGAGTAAAAAATGTTTTTCCCTTTCTTGTAGCCTCATGGTTGCCATCAAATATAATAGTTCTAATGCCAACATTACTAATAAATTTAAAATATAACTCTAATTCTTCCATTGATGGTACTCTATCAAATAAATCACCACCAATAATATGTAAATCTGCTTCGTTTTCTAACTCTTTTATCTGCTCTATGAACAGATTAAACCTATTTTTAGCCCAAGTAACTGGGACATTTTTCTGTCCCAGTTTCAAGTGCCAGTCTGCTGTGAATAGGATTTTGTTTACCACGGGTTCTTAGTTCCTGTGGCTTCAAATTCCTTAGACACCTCAGCAGGTGTTTCGTTCCCTTGAGATCTAACTCGATCTAAGAGTTCTTTTTGTGCTTCTGCACTTGGTCTTGGTAGAACTTCGTCCATTGACTTAAGTTCTGCAATAGATGCCATTTCATCTTCTGATAAGGATCTAGTTTTGCATTTCAAAACCTGTAACTGATATTCGAC